CTCAGATTTCATTTGAGCTTTAAGGTTTGGTATTCGTCAACTTCTTCAGCAGAAAGCTTATTATACTTCATGGATTTAGCTAAAGCTTTCAATCGAGACATATCGCTGGCCTTAATGCTATCAACTTCACCCTTATCGGTAGAAGTGATTTTAGGCCTATTGATTTCATCAACTTTGTCTTGAAGCATTTGGAATTTCTCCATAGACTTTGCAGCGATTTTTTTAGCCATGTTGTCAGCCCATTTTTCATCGGCTTCATCTTGCTCTTTATCGCTATCGGTCTTGTCTTCTTCAACTTCGTCTTTGATGTCTTCCTCAAGTTCAGCTAATTCCTGCTTTTCCTCATCGGTAGCAGATCCATCTTCAACTTTCTTTCGTAAGTCTTTTAGTTTACCCATTCTTTTCCTCAATTAGCAGATCTTCTGCTAATTTATGCATTGCTTGAAGTCTCCTGCGTCTGCTGTTTTTGACAGCCTTATCACTAACTTCAATCGACCCTTTATTTGAATTGACATTAGGAGTAGTTATATATTTTATACCCTCCAAAATGTCATCAATTTTCTTATTTAAATTAACCAAATCATCAGATAATTTTTTTATTTCGTCTGAATTTTCTACCTTATCCTCTTCTTCATCATTTTCCTTTGGTTTTGGTTTGCATCGTTTTTCAACTTCGTCTTCATCTAAACCAAAAGCTTTGCTAACAGTAGATGCACTAAATCCTTTAGAAAAAGCTAGATTTAAAGCCTCTTGATTAGCTGGAACATTGACAATAGAGATTTCAAGCAATTTCTGTTTTAGATAACGCCTATCGTTCCAGTCTCCTTCAGATTCAACCGGTAAGAAACCAACTGAAGACGCTTTAATTACTTTGTCATCAACCAACTCGCTTATAAGCTTAGATAATTCACTTTTCTTATGAAAACTAGGAGTAAAGACTAAAGATTTTTTCCCATCTACTGTCTTAAATCCAACTTTAGAAGTGCCAATGGCCGGTTCAAAGGGATTGTGTGACCACAAAACAACTGGATTCTTTCTATACTCTGATAAATCCCAACCATCAATATTAATTGATTCTCCTTGCCTATCTACGACATCAGTTGAGGCAATAAAAACTTTTTCACCCTCTATTTCCTCTAGGTTTGCTTTTGTAAATAATCTATCAATTTTCTCTGGCATTTTAGACTCCTTATTTTCTATTTTTATTCTCTAAATGTTTTTTACTATCTGTCAAGAACTCTCTAGTCTTTTTCAACAACTGGTATGGTGGTGCATCTACAAGAAACGTGAAGCGGTGGTCTTTTTATGTTTTCATAAGTAACTGTTGCTCCACTTGGTAAAGAATCACCCTCATTAAAATAACTTTCACTTAATTTAGATACTTTACCTTCCATTGAACTACAATCAGGACAAACTCTTTCGTCTAAGGCTGTTAACCACTCCTCTTCTTTAACGCCACTTTTTGACCATACAACAGAGTTAGCATAATTAGTTGCCCTAGATACTTCCGTTACCGATATTCTTCTTGCCTGATAGGTTTTAATATCTCCAATAGCATCACTTACCCTTTTAGTAAGTTTTTGTCCGCTTTCTCCATTATTTAAGCCTTCGGTTAAAGAATTGGTTAGTTTTTCTCGAATAGTTTTAGTCATGCTCTTACTGAATTTTCTAATCTGACTTTTAATTTTATTAGCAATCACTTGATCAATTCTCATTGTCTCCTTAAGTCCAAGATATTCATAAGCCTTATTACCTTGTATTGTGACGATTTCTTTAAAGATCGCATCAAATGCTCTAATAGAAAAAGTAACAGCATTGGCTTCATCAAACATTAATTCTGACGATGATATTTTCATCTTATCGTTAATATTCTGTTGGACTTCAGAAGAAATATACGGATAGATCTTTTCTTCCATGATTTTTTCAACTTTAGCCTCATATAAATCAGAATTGGCTATTTGGACTTTCCAAAAGTTCTCTTTTCTTTTAAGTTTTCGTTGGTCTTTGCGTCTTTTGAGCAATGCCTTTTTTATCTCTTTTTCAATCTTTACTTGATTCTCTTTCAGGGCGTTGGCCATAGATTTTCTTCTTAAATTTCTATTATTGAGTCTTCTAATTTCTTCGCTAAAGTCTCTCTCTGGCAAATAATCCTTATAGCTATTTCCTTTATGTTTACCCCTAACAGTAACATAGCCCTTTCCTTGTTGATCAGGATTGTTGTCGGTAATAGGACTAACATTTAAAGGTAGGTAAAGCACATCTCCTTCAGGGATAGGGTCTAAGCCTTTCTTTGCTCTAGCTTCATTAATGGTGTAAACCAAGTTAGTAAGCTTGCTTAATTCGTCATTTAAAAGCTCAACTGCCTCAGGGATAGGAGACTCGTAAGATAAAAATAGATCTTCACCATAAAGAGGGACTAAAAACTCATTCAACGTATCGACTAATTTCTGCATTTCGGGATCAGTTGTATTCTTCTGTTGGATGTATTCGCTTGTTTCAGCATTAGCCCGATTAACATCTTCAACAATGCCTAAAGCTATTTTAGTGTTACCAAAGAAAGAAATAAACTTATCTCTAGTCCATTTCTGTTGTTCAAGAAAATCCATATCCTTAACTGACGATTGAAATGGTTTATAACTTAAACCAGCCTCTAGGATCATCATCTTCATTGAATTAGACAATCCACCATATTCTGATCTGAATTGATTCTTTAATCTTTTTAAAACTTCGTTATCTAGTTTCTGCTCGGTTGATAAAACCGCATCCGGTCTAGCCGAGTTCCAGAAAAAATTCCTATTCCAATTAGTTGCAAAATTATCAATATCAATTGAAACTGCGGCTGCCTTAACAATGCTCATACCACGATAAGGATCTTCAGGATTTGGTTTTTTGAACATTAATATCTCATGAGGCATAAAGATCTGTTCTTCTTGTCCCGGTATTTTATAAACATAATAGGCAATAAAATCTTGGCCTTTATCTAATTGGCCTTGTTTGATAGAAATCCAGTCAGATCGCAATGGCCATATCTCCGTTGGAGGTTCTTTTGGATTATCTCTGTTGGCTCTCGCTAAATACCAACATGCATCACCGACAAGGGGTTTTTGAATTTCAAGCGTATAAATAACCTCCTCTTTAGTCATATAGGGATTCATCCGATATAAAAGCTCAAGTATCGGGTGTTCTTTTATTTCCTCGACTTCGTTTTTGCCTGATTTCTTTAATCGGTATAATCTAAATTTGATTTTAGCAACTGCTTCAGCAATCACATTAATATTAATATAAAGCCATTCTCGATATTGCTTAATAAACTCGCTGGCTTTAATATCTGGTGCTTGCAAGTTCTTTAATTGATAAATTTGAGTATCGAGACCCTTATTAACCTCTTCTAAAGATTTCTTCAATGATTCGTTTTCCGATTTGACAGTTTGTAGTTCACTCTTAATTGGTGATACTTTCTTTTCAAAATAATTATCGACTATTCCCATAATTCCTCTCTTATCCAATCATCTGTTATATTACCTTTATCGTCTCGTTTAATCGTATCCTCTTTTTTGATTTCATTGCTATCCAATATCCTAATATTAGGTTCTCCTCTTTCTTGCTCTTTGGTATAACAGTATTCGGCTAAAGCCCATGAGTCACAATAATCATCGTGAGCATCTTTTGAGTCTGGGTGATGGCAACTTAATAATTCACCCTTATATTCTTTTTGTAAATCAAGCATTTGTTGCTTAAACTCTTCTGCTTCTTTTGTCGCAATAATTGGTAAGGTTGTCAAGAACTCCCTACATACAACACCTAGATTTTTATAGAGAATATCTTTAGAGACCGCACTAAACTTAACCCGATATAGCCCACTATTCTCATCACGCCATCTAGTCTCTGCTTCAAACAGATCTGGCATGAAATCACCCTGACCAGTAGAATCAATAGCCACTCCTTTAATGTTGTAATGCTTAAAAAATTCAATGATTATATCAAATTGATTTTTATAATTATCTCCATGAAGCTTTAACCAATTACATAATTCTTTTCTTTTCTTTGTTGCATTCCATCTTAATATTGTTACTACTGTTGAGTCTGGGTCTTTAGCAGTATCAATACCACCATAACAATTGCTAGTATTATCGTGATAAACTCGCTGATGTTCACTAACCATACGATTAAAGTTTTCTTCGGTGATAAACTGACCTGTTCCTAAAACCCATTGAAGCAAATATTGTGTTTTAAACTCATCAGTATCTTCTCCTCTTTCCTGTTCTCGTCTAATATAGCTTGCATAATTAAGATGAAATTCATCCTTTGTTCTTTCATACATTTTTTGTCTATCTTCTATGACTTTATGGCAATCATAAATAAACTTCTTTGTTCTTTCCCTGATTAAAAGTTTTTGAAAATAACAAATTTGATAGCCGGCTGTTCCAACAAATATTTTAGAAGCGTTGGTGGCTGCACCCATTGGAAATACATAATTGAGTAGGGCAAACTCATCAACATTCTGGGCTTCTTCAATAATAATTAAATCAAGCGTTTTTGATTCAGGGTGAGATGTTTTAGACAGAGGAAAAATATAGACTTCGTTTCCACTTGTGAAAGAAATATTAGCCATTGGTATTTCACCTTTTTCATTTTTAATATCTGGCAATTCTGGCCTTAGGGTTGTGGCATTTCTTTCTTTGAACTCTATTTTAACCCCATGAGCTTGTAGATCTTGAAATAATTGCTTTAATCTATCATAGTCAGTTTTTGCCTGTTCTTTTTGTGGAGCAAAAATACCAATTCTAATCCCTCGTCCAAATAAAAATTTATACATATAAATTATAAAAGAGACAGTCCCCACAAGTCCGGCTGTCTTCCCTGATTGTCTTGATAATTCGACACCAACTTCCTCACCTTTGCTGAAGAAGGCGGCATCTATAATTGCATCCGAGAAAGCTAATTGGTAATCATATAATTCAAGATTATGATATTTTTTTAGCCATAGACTTCTTAGCCTTAGTAGTTTTTCTCGGTTTATTTTGTTTTTGTTCATCAATCCCTCGCAATTCTTTTATCAATTCTCTAAATTCAGGATCGACAGTATCATCTATCTCTAGCTTTTCTACATATCCCCTAGTCTTTCCTTTTGTTTTGAGAAAAAATATTGTTGATCGTTCAAGACCCCTATTAATATTTTTATAAAGTTTACTTTCAGCAAAATCTAAAACAATTTCATCTATTTCTGCTACATCTCGTTTATATGCCTTATCAACACTACACCAAAGATAGTGTGTAGATCGAGCTACTCCTGTTTCCTGACAAGCCATAGAAACGATACCGAGATTTTTAGCCAAAGCTTCTAACATTGCTTTTTTTAATAATTTCGTTCTTTCTTGCTGTCCATTTTTGTCTATTTTCTTTAATTTATTTCCCATGTTTTATCATCTTCTTTAACTTTTATCTCTACTTCTATTATAGTCTCATAGGGTAATTTACCTAAGTCCATTATCTCCGGATTATTGGTAACTAAAAGTATCTGATATTCTTGATCTAATGAAGCTTTTTTAATTTGTTTTGTTTGTTTAATTTCCGCTAAGAATTTCATAATATCTCTTTTCTTTTATACCACTCCCCTACTCCACTAAGGATTTGTCTATATTTTTTATTTTGTGCTTAAATTTTTTTATTTTTTTGACTCGATAGGGTAGGGGAGTGCTTTTTTTGGCTTTGCTAAAGCATTGTCATTTTTTATATATTACAACACTCCCCTTGTTAGCGTGTCAATACTTTTTGGTGTTTATTATCTTGACAAGTATTTTTATTTATGTTTTTATATTGTTGTAACCTATGAACAAAGGTCAGAGTTCACCGAGTTAAGTGGCCGCTTGGCTCGGTTTTAAATAAGAAACAATAAACTATTTATTAATGCTCTATATTCTTCAACGGATTTTTGCACCTGATATTCTTCTAAAACTATTTTCATATTCTTTTCTGTTTCTATAATTCTTTCTTTTT